GTGTAGTTATACTAATAGATGGATTAAAAGAGATTTACTTAAATAAAGAGTCTATAAACTAAAATAGACCCTATTATTTATTTATGTATTTAATAATTATTTATTATTGTTAATATTAATTTAGTTATTTAATATATTATATGCAAATATACGGTTTTTTTTTGATAAAGTCAAATTTATTTTTTACTATAATTTAGCTTGGTTTACCTGTTAAAGACGTTTGTGTTGCAGTATTTACTAGTTTTGAGATGTTTCTGATAAACGTTGGGTCGTTCATTAACTCAACTCCAATGTCTTTACTCATAGTACCTGGCATTTTTAACTCTATAGTTCCATTTATTTTAAGGTCACCAAGTTGAACCATGATGTTATTTGGTAAACTAGTACTTGATGATGATGCTGGAGAACTAATTTGTTGGTTATTCAACGCTTTAGCTAAATCCTTATTACCATTAACATTTGTACCAGCAATCATCGTGCCATCATTTACCTTCATAAATTTATCATTAGGGTGAAATACAACACCATCATTTATTGATTGAACATTACTATTAGAATTACCTTTACTAGAATCAGTAAAAGCTTTACCAATTAGTCCACCAACGTAAGAACCTGCTTTAGCACCTAAAATTGTACCAAAAGGTCCCATAAATTCATCTAAAAGTGTGCCAGCGGCACCACCTAATATACCACCGATTACATTACCTGTTCCTTCAGCTGTTGAATCAGCACTCATTGCATCAATAGCACCAACACCTAAACCACCAATACCGCCACCAACACGTTTACCAATTCCAGAACTAAAAAATCCACCAATACCACCTGCCTTACCTTTACCACCAGCTTTACTCGCTAAACCTTCAGCTTCACCACCAATACTTACCTGGCTATTAAAGCCTAATGCTAACGCTTTACCATTTTCATACCAAGTAACAGCATTTGCTAATATTTTGGTACCGAAATATACTATAGCAGATGTAAATGGGTTTTTTAATATAAATCCACCAATAGTAGACACTAAACTACCAATACCTTTAGCTAACTCAGTTATATTTTTACCCCAACCGCCAGCGATAAACTCTTTTACAAATGAGCCTAATGCTGGTACCAATTCTTTTTCCATTGTATCAACAATAGGAAATAAATCAACTTTGATACCATTTATCAATGCTGTTAATTTATCATCAAATGTCATAGCATCTTTAGCTCGTTTTTCAAGACTAGATTTTTCTTTAATTTGGGCATCTATTACAGCTTTATCCGCATCAGTTAATTGACTTAATAGTTTAGGTGAACCATTAATATCAATTGTCGTTTTACCATCTTGTGAGAACTTAGCTGAATTAGAAATAAATTCCATTTCCGCATCTGTAAGACCCGTAATTTGAGCTTTAATAGTTTTAGCTTTAAAAGCGTTTTTACCTGCTGTGGCTAAATCATCGTATGCTATACCTGTTTGTTCCGTAATCTTCCTAAGCCTAGACATTTCAAGTGATGACATTTGAATACTACCATCCTTAGCAAACGACATTGATTCAGATGCGGCTTCGCCAATTGATTTGGTTAGTCCATCCATATCATTACGGGCCATATACATTAATTTGAAAGGGTCTGCTAAAGCTGCCCATTTACCACCTAATACTTGTAATTGCGCTGACATTTCAACCGCACCATCAATATCAAATAGTTTATCAGCAAATGGTTCAATGGCTTTCATATCAATACCTAATTTTGTTGCGGTTAAAGCCATTTTCTTAAGACCTTCAAGACCATCCTTAAAATTATATTTATTCATCATTTTAAGGTTACCAGCAATGTTTTTAACGACCTTACCAGAATTAATACCCATATCAGAAGCATCGTCAGAAGCTTTTTCAATAAATTTAGATGCATCTTCAGCTGATACACTAAAGTTTTCTAATTCAGAAGCCATTTTAGTAGCACCATCAGCACCTAATACGGTACCCCTAGCCATTTCAGCAATTGCTTTATAACCTTTCTCGCCAAGCATTACATTTCTACCTAATTCATCACTATAATCAGATTGATATTTAGTAATTTCTTCAAGTGATACACCAAGTTCAGCGGTTAACCCATCTAATTTATTAGTGCCTTGAGCTGATAATAAAATTGATGTTTTAAATGATTCACTTTGTTTACCAAGAAGCCCCATACTCATACTAGACATTCTAATGGCTTTATCCATTTCAAATAAACCAGAATTTTTTATCTGTCCATAACCTTTTTGTATTAAATCAGGAATTTTAATAAATAATTTAACCGTTTCTTTACCTATTGTTTTTAATGCAACACTACTTTTATTAAAAGATGCCATACCAGCTTTAATCGCATCATTACGCCTTTTGAGCATATATAATTCATCCTTTAAAGCCTCACGATAATCTTTTTCATCCTTAGTACCTTCTTTTTTTATTTCTTTTAACTGATTCTCTAATTTAATTATAAGTTTTTGATTCTTCTGCCACTCTTTTAATAAAGTAATATACTCTTTACCGTCTTTTCTAATACTTTCATGTACAGTATGTATCGCTTTTAATCGACTATATCCGTGTCTATACTCATCGTTCTGATTTTCAACTTCTTTAGTTTGACCTTTAAGCGTTGCTGTAATATTACCTAATGTCTTCTCCATCTTTTCCAGAGCCTTAGTAAGTGCTTCTATCTGTTCTGGTGTTAGAGTATTTTTATCTGCCATAAAATGTTTTTATATAAATATCATGAAATAAAAAAACCCTATTTCTAGGGTTATTTTTATTATGTTAGAGGTATCGTACCAGATTTTAATCCACTCTTTAATGCGTCACCGCCAATTGTTGATGTTCGTTTTCCTTTACCTGATTGTCTCTTTTTATTATCGTTAATGCTTTGTGATTTCTGTCTCTTTTCAAGTAATTTACCTAAGTAAAATCTTCGTTCACCAGTCGGCATCATTAAAATATCATTATAACTTATTTTTAAATGTTCAATACATAAGAATATCTCTTCCCATAAGGAAGTCTTATATTGAAAGGTCAGGCCAAAAAAACTTGAAGTTAAGTGGAAGAAAGGTTTTAATGGAACCACCTCCTGGGGTTCCAACTTCAATATCCAATTCAACACCACTTTCCACACTATCAATATACGCTCTTAATGCCTTACCATCACCAACTCTCATTACTTCAATAAAGTCTTTAACGTATGCTTTATTCCTTTCACTACCAACTTGTACTAATTGTCTTTGAAGAGCGTATGTACCAGTATTATTTATCGGTATACCAGCTTCTTCATCAGCCTTAACCATAGCATCTATATCCTCAACATCACCAACAGTTAATAACCTAAATTTAATAGCTGTTTTACTAACGGGTAATATAAAATCAAAATAACCTTCACTATCTGGCTCAGCTCCTAATTTCTTAACTTTTAAATTATTTAAGTTGATTTCTGTTTCAAATGGTTCATTATTTTCATCATAAAGGGTTACTGGATACATTTCGCCATAACCAGTTGCTCTAATCCAAAGCATAATCGCATTCCTATCACCAACATGCAAGTCACGATAACGTAAATCACGTTCTAATAATTTTCTATTAATAAGAATTTCTAAAAACTCACCGCTCTGTAATAGATTAGGTGATGTAAGGATATTTTCATCAGAAGTTGTTAAATACGCAACTTTGACGTTCGCTTTCTTACTTCTATAAATTTTACCTTCTGATGGTAATGGAATTAAATCGAAACTCATATTATATTGAGGTTGACTTAATTGATAAACATAATCATCGTGATGATTAACAACTGGTTCTGGTTTAGGTATTTCTTGAATTATTGCTCTAGGTGGTGTATTTACCATCTTTCTTTCTTTAACCTCAGGAACGGCCTTAATTTCAATAGGTCTATTTTTAGCATTTTCCATCATTTCTTGATAATTCTGAGTATCAGCTAAATTTTTAGCTATTTGCTCATTTCGAGCTTTTAACTGTTCTTCAGTTCTCTTCCTCATTAATTCAAGAGCTGAATTATCGTAACCAACTCTCTCATATTCTGGATTATAAGCTTCATTAGCAACGGCTAATTTTTTTTCCTCATATTCACTAGAGGTTTCCACAACCTTAACATTAGCTAGTGGTGCTGTAATAATTTTGTCTTCTGGTTGTGTTTGTTTAGGAAACACATTTGGTCTTTTTTCACTCATAACATTTAATTTTTTTTATTAGAAACTATAATAATAAATATAGATAACGTAATTTTTTTGTAAATAGACAAAAAAAATACCCCATGATAAATCATGAGGTATTTTAATAAAATATTTTTTGTATTAGAATAGTAAGATTGCTCTATCGAATCTAAGTGTTGCGGTAATTTCAGCGATACCATCGTCATCCATTGCTAAGTCACCAAAACCAACGTTTGTCAACATAGTTCCATCAAGTAACCACTTTTCAACAACAACACCTGTTGGGTCAAGCATTTCCAATTCGACTGGTCTCTTATAACCAGCTGCATAACCTTGACGGCCAGTAATTGATTCAGAGTGAAGACGAACCCATTCCATAATCGCTTGAGAAGCGGAAGGACCTATCGGGTCTCTAAATGTAACGTCAATTGATTCCCAAACAAATCTACCGATTACCCAAGTAGAGGTATTTAAGAATGGAATTTCCACCTCATTCTGAGTAATTGAAGGTCTTGAAGCTGTTGATAACCACCATTGTTGAATACCTAAATCGGCTGGGAAAGTGATAAGCCAACGATTTTTCCTTTTAGGTTCGTATGGTAATGGCATTTTCATTAATAAATCTGACATATTTCTTTAGTTTAATTTTCGTTTTATTATAATAAATATATGTGAATTAGTTTTTATTCACATTATCAATTATTTTTTTTATTCGCCCAATTTCTTCATTAATTAATTTCTGGCTTTCATCAATAACTGATTCAGACGCATAGTTTTTTGTTTGTTGAGGTTTCTTTTTAGGTGCTACCTTTGGCGTAGGTCTAGTGGCACCACTTAGATATTGAGAGATACTAATTATTACAACTAAGAAGTTAACTAAGTTCTTTTTAAATGTACCCCTATTTTGTGCATCGTTTAGGAATGACTTATTTGGTTCTACAAAATTATAAGCACCACCTTCTTCATTTAATGAGGCCATCTTATCAATTAATCCTTCATATTTAAACTTACCAGAATAAACAGTAATAAATACATCATCAATAAATGCTTTTAAAGCATTAACAGCTTTAGGATTATTTGAATCAATTGCAAATAATTTTTGGAAATCAGTTAACATAATTGGATTAGTACTTAATTTCTGATAGAAATTAGCCATTGCTTGATTCTCTTTAGGATTTATCTTCTTAACCCTATTTCTAATTAATTCAATTCGACCCATAAAATCTTCAAATAGTTTCAATTTATCAACAGATAGATTTTTTTGAAGAAATTGTATTAATCTCTTATCTTTTATATATCTACCCTCTTGAAGAGCGGCACCAGTTCCAACATTAGAATTTGAACGAACACCTAATTTCTTTCTATTTGAAACTAAGAACTTGAATAAACTTTGTAAGTCATTATTTAAAGCACTATCAACTGAACTACTTTTAACTGTACCGCCTTTACCTTGTGTTTTCTGAGCTGGCTGACCTTCTGGATTTTCAGGTGTTTCTGGTTGATTACCACCTATTGAACCAATTGACTGATATAAATCATTTAAAGTCTTAGCCCTTGATTGTTTTCTACCTTTATAACGAAGCATATTTAATAAAGACCCACCTGCAAATGCTACAATACCTAATGGAAATAATATATGATTTAAACTATTTAAAGCTGCATAACCCAATATTGTTTTTGTTGGTGTTGAATCATCTTTTGCTAAAGTATCCATTCGTTTCGATTGGAAGTTTTGTCCAGCATTTTTACCTTGTAATTTAGACCTAACGTCTTTAGCATCTAAATCTGGATTTTGGGTTCCACGTGGAACAGATGACTGCCCACCAGTATTAGGTTGTGAACCACCACTTTGTTGTCCGTTAGGAATATCCTCAAAATCGACATATTCACCGCCATTACTCCTATTTTTATTAGTTCCTTGACCACTAACATTAACTTTAGTTTTACCATTTGGTAATTGTCCACCATTTGATTGTCCACCAGCTGATTGTTGGGAGGAATTTGATTGTTGACCTGTACTATTAGCAACTCGACTATCGTTAGGATTTAACTCAATTGGTTGTGAAATATTTTCAGGTTCACCTTTTGATGTATCTCTTGGGTCCAACTCAATTGGTTGTGATATATCTTCTGGATTACCCTTATTTGGTTGTCCTGATGTATCATTAGGATTAAGTTCAACTGGCTTTGAAATATCTTCTGGTTCACCCTTTCTATAACCTTTAGGATATTGAACATGAACCTCACCTAGTCCCCAAGCTTCATCAATAGTGGATTCTTCATCTTCAGTTAATTCTAAATTATTCCCTTCAATTTCATCAACAACTGAATATGCGGCTGTTAAATCAACGTCAAGGAATTTTCTTACATATTCTCGTAAGTCTTCAATAATATCATTAGCCGCCTTTTCTGGAAGATAAGTTTTATCACTTTGTTCCTTCTTAGTAGCTTCAACTATTGAATCATATACCGCTGCAATTTCCATTACAGTATTTAAGAAATCACCACCCTTTTTATTATTTGGAAATTCTGGATTTTTAGACTTAATTTCGTCATTAAGTTTCTTAATAACCTCATTACCCTTCTTATCAATTATAGCTTGAATTTTAGCTTGGTATTCAGCGTCAACGCCACTTTTACCGAAGACTTTACCGTCAGCTTTATAACGACCTATTTTAGATAGCGCATATTTTACATTTTCCCATGCACCTTCTGAAATTACCATATTATATTGCTCGGTAGTTAAAATAACTTTTCTACTCATCTTTTTTATTATAAATATCCGTTTAAAATAAAAAAACCCCTATAAAGGGGTTCTTTTAATTATTTTTTTAATATTAAACGTTAGCGAACGATGCACCATTATCCATTACAGTGAATTGAATTTGGATAAATTCTAATGCTGTAGTTGGTTTAAGGTAAATCATACCAGTTAATTGGTTATTATCAATATCCTCTGGACTATTGTTTACAACAACTCTAAAGTCAGTTAAACCTCTTTCAGTTCTGATATTATCAAGAATTGGGTTAACAAGTGACAAGAATTGGTTTCTAACGATTGAATCATTTTGTTCAAATAACAATCTGATAGATACAGCTGAAATAAGTTTTCTAGCTTGTAATAAAAGTCTTCTAATGTTGATGTGTTTAAGGTAAGTATCAGCAACTTGCATTGTAAGATTACCCCAGATAACAACTCCACTTGAAGTATATGTTGCGATAGGATTAATTCTATTTTCACAAAGTAAATCTCTATCAGCTTGAGTTAATTTAGTTCTAGCCTTAATACAATTAACTGCACCTCTATTAACACCTGCAATAGCATACCATGGGAACGCTATGTTGTCAGTTAAAGCGGCATTTGTTACAACATCTCTAGTAGCTGGTAAATAAACATAAGCATTGTTTTCAGAATCTAAGATTTGAATCCATGGCCAGTATGTAGCAGTATAGTTACTATCAAAATTACCACCTATAACGTCAGCTACAGTACCTATTGAATATGGTGTACCTGTTGAATCAGCATCAGGTGTAGTTACGATGTATAATGAGTCAGCCCTATCGTTCTCAATCATTTCAATTGTTGAACTAACTAATTCTTGGTTATCGAAGGTATCAATACCTGGTGTTGCAAATATGTTAATATTAACAGCTTCAGGATTTTTAAATGTCCAAATAGCATCTTGATAAGCATAGTAGTCAGAAGTATTACCAACACTACCATCTTGAAGAGGATAGCTAGAGAATGCACCAAAATTTAAACCAGTTTTACCATTAATACCATTTACAGCATATGAGTCTAAATTAGACCTTCTTGTTCTGTAAATATCCCAACCATCAAAACCACCAGAAGGTACGAAAGTAAACTTACGAGCGTATAATTGAGCGTATTGGGTACCAACAACACCAGCTTCACTTTGGAATGGCGCAACGCCAGTTTTAAAGCTAAAGATTGGTTGATATGTTGCACCAGATGCACCATTCAAGTATTCTGTAATATCATCAATAGTTACGGCACTAGCATTTACATCCATGTGGTAACCAGCGGTTAAACCAGTCCATTGGCTGTAAGATGAACCTTGTGGAGGCACACCCTTGTAGCTGAAGAAATCAGTATCAATACCTACAGTATCAGAAACACCTAAGTAATATTTACGTGGATTATCATAAGTACCATATGCATTTTTATACATAAAGTCAGGTGTCTGTACACTTGAATTACCATTACTTTGGTAATCTCTTACTGGATAACCAACGAATCCTGCTGGGAATGAATCACTAGTATCTGAATTACCATCAATTTCAACTAATATATATGATGATTTAGACGCATATGTTCCATCAAGAGTACCGATTAATCTACCGATATACTTGTTTGATGTGGCATCCATAGTACAACGACTAAATGATTCTAAGATTTGTGGTCTTGCATCAGTATCACTAAAGCTTCTAATTTGTACGTCAAATTCTAATGTATCAGGTCTAATGTTAGCAATAGATATTTTAATTTGGTTATTAGCGGCATTACCGTCAGAAATAGTCCAGAATCTAAATAATCTTAATACTTTATTACCTTTAACTTCAGATACAACATACGGTGTAACCGCTGGTTGATATTGTTGTAAGTAATTATTAAATGATGTACCATATTGAGTAAGAGTTGGGTTAATACCTAAAATCTTACCACTATTATTATCATCAGTAAATAAGTTACCATAGAATTCTTCAAGGAATATAGCTGTTTTCTTATCGAAAGCCGCTTTACCTAAAGCTCTTGGAACATAATTCTTTTGTGTATCATCAAATGTTAATGAATAACTAAATGAACCTTGTGTATTTGAGTTACCAGTAATTGAAAATGTACCTAATGGATTAACTGTAGCACCAGTAACTGTTGAGTCTAATCCAAGATTAGTTGTACCAGTAATTTGAAACGCAGGTAATTGAGTTGATGTTGGTACTGTAGCCCTAGAACGTACTAATGCTATAATCTTATCTTCAACGTCTGAATAACCACTACCACTATAAGTGTAACTAACGTTACTTGTTGTACCAGTCAAATTATGTGCATTATAACCAGTTACAAGAATTGTTGACCCAGTTGTTGAACCAGTTACTAATGAACCTGTTGTAGCACCAGTACTAACTGTTGTAGTTGTAATTGTACCACCAGTATAATCGTTATTAATAAATATAGGTGCTACAGGTGTAATTGTTTGACCTGTTGTACCAAGTACGTATGAAAAATTATCTAATCTCTGTGCAGCGTAAAAATTAATTAAATCATCGTTTGAACTAATAGCTACAATTGAACCTGTAGTTGTATTTGCTGTATAAATAAATGCATAACTAGCACCAGAGTATAGGTATGGTGTAGTCGATAAAACAACATTTGGAGTACTACCAGTATTAGTTATACTCATAGCGATATTACCACCGTTAAATACTAACCCAGTTTTTGTTTGTGGTACAGCAATGTTAATAGTTGTCCCAGTATTTACAGTTCCAAGTGTTGCAAAGCTAGTTGGACTTACTGCAAAATAATCATTAATAACTGGGTCAGTTGTAGTAATACTATAAACTGTACCACCTGTAGATGCAGAATAAGTTGCGGTAGTATTATTTGAATAAGTAGTCGCTGTTGTTGCTGGGTCTAAAGCAGCATTTAAAGTGATACCCCAAGCTTGACCAGCATGGTATCCAGAATAACCTAATACTCTTGTAACGAATAATTGATTTGATTGAGATAAGTATGATTTTGCAATGTATGGTAATTCATACAAAGGAGCACCATTACCGTCTGGTCCATTAACTAAAGTGTTATTTAATCCACCGAAGAATGATTGAAATTCACTGTAGTTACTAACGAATATTGGTTGAAATGCTGGACCTTGTGTTGTTTCACCAACTAACCCTAACGAAGTAACACCTACTTGACGAGTTACATAAGTTAAGTCTAATTCTGAAGTGAAGACACCTGGACTAACGAATACTTGATTTGCCATATTGTATTTTTTTGTTTTTTATTATTGTTTTGTTTATAATAAATATTCAAAAAAAAAGGAAAATTAAGTTATTCTGATAAATGTTCAAAATATCTTTAATTCAAGGCTATTTTACAAGCTTGCTCAACCGTAATATTACTCGTATCAATATCAACAAAATTATTTAGTGGTTCTTCATAGTTATTTACATGAAAATTTTCCTTTCCTGTAATTCTAGTTGTATGAACATATAACTCTTTAATATCTTCGTCAATACGTTCTTTAAATTGTTCTCGTTGGTCTCTGTAGGGCGAAACTAACGCAACTAATACATCACGACCTGTCTTATTAATTGTTTCAGCAATTAGCTGTGCTAATAAGACATTCTCTCTTCGTCCAGTTTCTGTATAATCTTTATTATTAAATAATTCACGTAATCTATCACCATCAACTAAGAATGGTTTTATTAATTTATCCGACTCTAATAACTTATTTGCTATAGTTGTCTTTCCAGCACCTGACTGACCAGTTAACCAATATATCATCTTAAAAAATTTACTTTGCGTATTTGAATACATTATAAAACCATTTATAGTTATTATATATCCATTCACTAATATCTGGGCCTAGAATATCTTTAGATTTAGATAAAATTGGTTCTAATTTAGTTCTAATAATATGGTCCCCAAATATACCATAAACTTCATCATCTTCTTTTGTAACTTGTATTATATTATCAAAATTGTGTTCAAAATATGGTAACTCTAAATAATTATAAATGCCTTCCATAGTAATTTCTGGATAAAGACATAAATCTTCAAATTTAACAAAATGTATTTTATTATTTAAACTAAGCCTAAAAAGTTCACCAAGTCTTTCAAGTGCTAAACCAACTGGTGGATTTTGTGCCCAAATATCTATACGTTTAGCAACGGTGGTACCTTGCATTTTAGACCAATCTAAAATAGGGTTAGCTTTATCTGGATTTTTACGATAGTTCTTTTCCATTGAGGTAAAAATATCTCTAGGGTCTCTAATCATACAAATTATTTTTGGTTTAGGGTGAATCTCATTCAAAAAATCGTAATGAATACCCCAACCACGACTTTTATCAATAACGTATTTTTTATCGGTAATAGCGTTATAAAAACCATACATACCTTGACGACAAAAATTTAAAAAACCATTCTTCATTAATTGTGCATCTTGAGCAATAAATTCAGGTGAATTAGTATAATTACCTCTAGCAGCAAAAACTAATTCTAGTACACCTGAAGTTGGTGTTGTATAAATTTCAGGATTTTGAGCCATTATATTTTGAAGTAGTGTACTACCAGCTCTTGGTAATGAGCTTTGATAAAATATTTTTTCCACCATTATTGATTATTTTTAATTGAATTTATTATTTTATTAATATTAAAAACCTCATTTTCATTATTATAAGGGAATTCGTTTAAATCCCCACCTATATTAAATTTTTGGAGATATGATTTTCTTAAATCTGGTTTAACAGTAAATGGTTCTGAAATGATGTTGTCATGTAGTTGATAACCAAAAATTTCTGGTTTATTAGCAATCCAACATACTGTTGACTTTAAACCTAATGCAGCTGCTGTATGTTGACCAAAACTATCAATTAATAATCTCTTAGAACTCATGTCAATTAATACAGCCATCGACCTAAAATTATCGGTTATAGGAATTGTATTTTCAAATGATGTTTGGTCATCTCTTCTTATGTGAACAATTGTAAAGTCGTTCTTAAATTCCTCAATTACTTTAAGTGAAACACTTGTAGGTAAATCTCTAGCCCATGAATATTTCATCTCACTACTAGCACCACCATTACTTTGTAATAATAAAATTGGTTTATTAAATAGATATTTATTACTATAAAACTTTTTTTCCCTATTGTTTAAATAAATAATAGGTTGTTCACCGTTATAATTTATATTAAACATCTTACACCAAGTTTCAATCAGATGTTCCGATTGTTTAATATGATTAGTTTCTAAATATGGGTCATGAGCAAAGATTAAGAAATCTTTATCATCAATTTGTTCTTCATAAAAATAACTAAAACCATTAAAACTATAGTTTCTTTTAATATTTGGATTATTAAGAAAAACATCTGGATACCCAGAAATTACAATAAGATTAGCATCTGGATATTGTTTTTTAATAGCCTCACATACAGCTGTTGCCATTATACATTTACCCATACCACCATTTATTTGGAAAACTATATTCATTAATTATCAATTTTCATCAATATTATGAATATAGTTCCAAATTGTAAAGATTTAATTAAAAAACATTACTAGTTGTACCAGATAAAATAGTTACAATATTAGCACCTAAATTAGCTGCAATAGCATGTAATACTACTGAGTCATCAGTACCCCAACCATTTAACTGTGCATCATTTAAAATACTTTCTAATGACATTACATGTTTAAAGTTTGTCACAACATTATTACTATCAAGAGTTACTGTTCCAAATTGTACTTCGAATCTAACTGAATCTGAACCTAATCTATAAGGTCTAGCTAATGCTGTAATTGTATCCGCTGTAATAGTAGTTGCGGAAAATGGGTTAGTTTGCTCAATTTTTGAGGCTGGCGGATTAATTTTTGCGAAAATCATTTTTTTTGTTTTTATTTGTTTTGAATTAAAATAATTCAATTATTGTATTTTGTAAAGTCTTTATTAATTAATTATCCAATAATCAAATATACTATTATCACCAGTTTGTATCGATGTGGTTCCAGCTGACAAACTGACTATTTGCATAGAATTGATTGTTGTACCACTTCTTGTCGGTATACCAACATTACCAGACGGTCCTGTCACAGTTAAAAATACTTTCGAATTTGATGTTATACACGTATTAGTTAAAGTAACAACCCCAGATGTAAATTTAGCTGAGCCAACAGATGCACTAGTACCAGTAATTCCTGAGGTAATCATTAATTTACCATCAAGCGTTGCATTACCATTAGCACTCACACTAAATTTAGTTGTACCATTTATATAATAAGGTTTATTGTTAACATTGTAAGCTGAACTTGCAATAGGGTAAGAACCAGTTGTACCAGTAAAGTTTGGTGTGAAACTAAATGAAACCCCTGTTGATGCTGTAACGGTATAAACACCACTATCAGCTGTAAATGTACCACTAAAATCTGGTGCAAACACTGATTGATAATTATTTTCCGTTGAAGAACCAACAACACCATTTGGTGTACCAGCAGATAAAATTACATTTATTAATGCACTTCCAGTAGTACCACTAAAAATTTCATTTATTTCTAACTGACTATTAGATGTAATCCCAGTTATTATAAAACTACCATATTGCCCAACATTTAATGTATCTCCAATGTTAAATGTATTTTGAAAAGAGGTAAGATTACCTATTACTATAGATGAACCACTAAATAATGTTACATTACCACTACCTGTTAAAGATTGGGTTAAATTAAATCTATTACTAATTAAACCATTTATACTACCATCACTTTGTATATTAAATCTTTCAACTGCATTAAGGGTTGAATTAGTATTATTAGTATTACTTGCGGAACCAACATAAAATGATAACTTATCTATTGTTGGATTTCCATTATTATAGACATTACTAACTTGTAAAAAACCAACATTAGGTGTGGTACCTTCAGCACCATTCCAAGCTAATCCTTTAAGTATTAATCTACCACTAGCTAATGTATTACCACTATTAGAATTAATATTTGCAAGATTATTTGTGTTTAAGCGTGTTAATATAATATCAGTATTAGCAGTTGGACTTCCATAAATTGTAATACCATTAGTTGAAGATATTAAACCATTAATAATACTAAAATTAGTTGAAGCGTTGAATGTTGTTGCTGAACCTGTACTATATAATTGATTTGGGGATGTTCCTGTAAGTGATACGTCAGTTAAATTTGTAACAGT